CGCCGAGGGCGGAGGACTGATGGCCTTAGGATACGCTTACACCGACGACCAGGCCGTCTTCGACGAGGCAAGACGGGAATGGATGTTGAACCCATCGTGAAGGCTGGCATGTTCATCGTCTTCCTCTGGCTCACACTCTGGGTCTTCTTGGTCCTCGCCGAGATAGCCTTCCAATAGTATCTTCCTGAAATACAACGTTCTATAATCATCGACAGGAGGTGTTATGGAACGAATGACAATGCGCATCTCAGACCTCGTGGGCTGGGACAGGAATCCAAGGAAAATATCACCAGAGGCCCTCACCGGCCTCGAACAAAGCATCCGATCCTTCGGGCTCGTCCAGCCCATCATCTGGAACAAACGAACAGAGCGAGTCGTGGGCGGACACCAGAGGCTGAAGGCTCTGGCAAACCTCGGCGAGGAGTCGACCGAGGTCGTCGTCGTCGACATGGACGAGGACAAGGAAAAGGCCCTGAACGTCGCGCTAAACAACCAGCACATCGCTGGAGAGTTTGACGACACATTGGACGACTTGCTGAAAGAGATTTCGACTTGGGATGAGAATTTATTCGATTCTTTGAGGCTCGATGAGCTCATGAGCGACATCCTCGACGACGAGGACGAGAAGAAAGAGATCGACCCTGAATACGTGGCCGACCCAGGAGATGCAGAGTCAGTGGCAAAGGTCGGTGATGTCTGGACCCTTGGCGAGCACACCCTGATCTGCGGAGACATGCGCCACCCAGAGGTCCTCAAGTCCATAGGAAAAACCGACGTCTGCCTGACCGACCCACCATACGGCATCGACTACCAGGGAGGTGTTGAAGCCAACCGGAAGAAGATCGCCAACGACTCCATCGATGGGTTCGAGGAGTTCATCCACGAGGCGATGAAGACGATCAGCGAGGTGGTCGCGCCTGGAGGTGCATGCCTGGTTTTCCACGCCGACACCATGGGGCATCACTTCCGCAGCGCATACATGAGCGCCGGCTTTCACCTGTCGTCCTGCTGTATCTGGGTCAAAGACAACGCCACCCTCAGCCGACAGGATTGGCATTGGAGGCACGAGCCATGCCTCTACGGATGGCGCGAAGGGGCAGCCCACAAATGGTATGGTGATCGCAAGCAGACGACGGTCTGGGAGTTCGACCGGCCAAAGCGATCCGAAAAGCATCCCACCATGAAGCCGGTTGACCTGATTGAGTATCTGATTCTGAACGTCTCGAAAAAGGGGAACACGGTTTTCGACCCGTTCTGCGGCTCGGGCACAACCCTCATGGCTTGCCACACCACCGGACGTCGATGCGTCGGCGTAGAGCTTGACCCGATGTACGTCGACGTCATCGTTGACCGCTACCAGAGCACGACTGGCCAAGTCGCGGAGAGGACTGCAACGCTAGATCTTGGCTAGGAGGCTCCGATATGGCAGGCAAGCCGGACAAGAAGGTCCCCACCATCCGCAAGAGACCCAAGGCCGGACGGCCCGAGGCTGAAATTGATCTCAGGGTCGTCGAGGGCCTGGGGGCGATCATGGCGACCCATGAAGAAGTCTCGACTGCCATTGGAATCTCGATCTCGACATTTCGCAAGAAACTGAAAGCAAAGCCAGAGGTTAAGGAAGCCTATGAGAGAGGGAAAAATAGTGGAAGAATCACTCTCCGACGGGAGCTGATGAAGTCAGCCAGGGCAGGGAACGCTAGGATCTTGATCTTCCTTGCGAAAAACTGGCTTGGATACACTGAGAATCCCGAAGAATCGAAGCCGGTCGAGGAGGAGTTCACGCGGTACGTCGAGGAAAGCTCCGACAACCCCGCCGTCCGACGCATCGCCGAGGACGAGTCCCTCCGGGCCAAGCTCAAGAACATCGTGGAGGACTCCGATGGGTGAATGGGCGGTCCTTGACCCGACGAGCCCCAAGCAGCAGTTCCTGCGTCAGAGCCCCAAGCAGCGCGCGTACGCCACGAGCGGGAGCGTGGCCACCCTCCTGGCCGCAGGAAAGGGGTTCGGCAAGTCGATCGCTAACCTGGCTGCTATCGACGAGTGCCTGTGGGACAACCCTGGCAAGCTCGGGATCATCGCCGTACCGGGAGACCGGCTCCTGCGATACTTCCTCGACAGCTACTTCATGCCTGCGTTCCAGAACTTGATCATCCGGGTGCATGCCAAGGCCCAGATCATCGACCTCGCCAGGGATTGCAAGATCCTCTACACGACGACGGGCAACCTCTCGGCGCTTGAGGGTTACACGGCAGCGTGGGCGGTTGTGGACGAGGCCCAGGAGATGTCGAGCCTGGCGTTCCCCAAGCTCATGGCTCGCCTCAGAGGGGGCGACGAGCCCCGTATGCACCTAGCATGCACGCCGGTCTACGGATGGCTTGAGAGGGAGTTTGGAGCCCGGAACGATGCCGACCGCAGGGTCATCCATGCGAGCTTGCTCGAGAACCCGCACGTCACGGATGCATTCATCCGGGCGATGCGGAACTCGGTACCGGCAGACCTGGCCGACGCTTACATCCACGGGCTCTTCGTGACCATCGGCGGGCCGGTCTACGCTGGCATCCTCAACCCGGCCGTTCACCGGTCGACATGGCAGTACTCCTCAAGGACTCCATACGAGATCGTCTGTGTCATCGACTGGGGATTCCGACGGCCTCACGTCCTATTCGCAGCCATCCTCCCTGCAGGAGAGATGGGACCGTTCGAGAGCGCCATCATCTTTGACGAGATCATGCCCAGCGAGATCACGACCATGGACCTCTGCGGGATCATCAAGGACACGGGTTACCGGGTCGACTACTGCATAGCTGATCCGGCAGGCAGGGCAAGCAGCAGCCGATCTAACATGTCCGACGTCGAGGAGGCCGAGGACCTTCTGGACGTCCCATTCGAGTTCCCCGAGGAGCACAACCGTGGCATCCGGACCGGCATCGACCGCGTGAAGACGTGCCTGAACCCATTCCTTGGCGAGCCCTCGATATACTTCGCAGACAAGCTCTGGCATGAGACAAATAGGCGTGGGATTATCCAGGCCATGCGAGCCTACTCGTTTCCGCAGGAGAAAGAGGGCAGACCGATCTCCGACGAGCCAGTCAAGGACGGTATCAGCGATCACGCATGCGACTGCATCCGTTACCTGACGATCACTAAGCTGCTCCGGGAGATCCCACGTGGCATCACTTTTAGAACAGAAGCCTAGGAGGCTATCAATGGCACAAATCACAAACGTCGAGGCCCTCGTCGCGAACTCGATCAGGCCAGCCATGCGGACGAGCCTGGAGGGAGTCCTCTCCGAGGCACGGGAATACATGAACCAGCACTCGCCAGAGGACACCGACTACATCACGGAGGTCAGGACCAGGAGCGATTACGTCGACGGCAGCATGGAGTACGACCTAAAGAAGTTGCTCCGAAAGAAGATGGTCAACTCATGGAAGAAGGTCTGGCCTCACCGGCAAATGGTGCCCTACCTCCAGTGGATCTTCCGAAGCAAGATTTCCAACTTCGCCTCGCCACCAGACATCTTTCTGAGGCAAGCCGGAGAGCGCATACCCGAAGACCACCCCTCGGTCAAGCTCCTGGACAAACAGATCCGTAAAGGCAGGGTCAAGGCCACCCTCAAGAAGGCAGGAGGGTGGGGAGGCATCTCGGGACGCGTCGCATTCAAGGCGTGGTGGGACGAGGACCAGCGGGTTTGCAGAGCGACAGCATACAGGATGTCGGACTTTTACGTGGCTCCGCATCCAATGAAGCCATGGAGTGTCGACTCTGCGCCGTCGGTCGCCATCTTCAAGGGGTTCGTGAAACGCAGGAAACGCTACGAGATCTGGGGCCAACTGAACCCGAGCGACGAGCGGATCAAGAATGCCGAATCAGCCGGTGTCGACCCGGTGCGCTCCGTCGCCTACGAGACCGATGGAGAGCACGACTACCTCTACGACCCTCGAGCTCGGAACCCGTTTGTCGACCCTCGGACCGGCATGTCCATGTACCCGTTTGTTGTGGTTAGATTCACTGACGACGACGACATCTACTACCTGCCAGACCACGGCATCCTTGAGCAGAATAGGCGCCTAAACGAGCGCCTAACCGACATCCAGTACGGCTGGTACTTCAACATGCATCCGACTCAGTTCCTTGAGTCGACCGGCCAGGGCTCGTCAAAGGCTCCCTCAAAGATCATCGCCGAGCCCGGTGGTGTCCACGCCCTCAAGGGTTGGACCCACAAGTTTCAGAGGCCCGACACGAACATCGGGGAGGCCGAGAGTTCCGCTCGGTTCGCCCTGTCCCTCGACGGTAGAACAAAGGGCGTCGACGTCGAGGTCATCTTTGGTGAGCAGGGCAGCGCTGCATCCGGGGTGAGTCTTCGGATCAAGCGCTCAGACCTCATGCCGATCTTAGAGGACCAGCGAGGCATCATCCAGCCAGACATCGAGGAGGGGCTCTACCGGTGGGCGGTCGTCCACGACACCTACGCCGACGAGAAGATCTTGTTTGCCGAGGACGTTGAGATCGGCATCCAGTTTGCCGACCCTCCAATCGTGGACATGCAGGACGTCGTCACGAGCCGACTGCCTCTCGTCCAGAAGAACATCCTCTCCGTCGTCGAGGTGCGCCAGGAGCTGAAAGGCGAGACGCGTGAAGAAGCGATCACGTCCATCGAGCAGAACAAGGAGGACAACAAGGAGTATGGTTCCTCTGGCGAGGCCCCTCCATTCGGTGGCGGGTTCCCTCCGGTGGCAGCTGAGGACGAGGACGAGCAGGAGGAGGATGGTTCCGCCGATGGTGACGAAGACGAAGAGGATAAAGAGGAAGAGGAAGAGGTGTAATGCATGGCTCCCGTTGCGCAAATGGAACGCTCCCAGCTCGTCGACGTCAGGGCAGCCAAGGACTCCATCGGCGAGTACCTACTCGACAGATTTGAGAGCCTCGGGGTTGACTCCGAGGGCCTGGTGGCGAATACGGGATCTAATATCCAGATTACCCAAACCGTCGCAAACGAGATCGGGGGAGTGATCGACCAGGGGTTTCGCAGGAGCCTCGACGCTCACCTCGCCAACCTCCAGAGGCTCCAGGAGGACATCACGGAGCAGGCTAGGCGCCTGGGGCTCGGCACGGAGTTCTCCAAGGCGACCCAGCAGAAGATGACCGCGATCCGCCGAGACTCTGACCTTCAGACGAGAGGGTTCGCTGTCCGGATGCAGGCCGACCTCGCAAACCTTTCGGAGCTTGCGGCAGGCAACATGAAGAAGGCAGACCTGCTGGAGCAGACCCGAAAGATCATCAAGAAGTACTTCGATTGGACCGAGACCCTCCTGCTCACAAACCTCATGTCTTTCAATAGCTTGATTCGAATCAGTCATGGCCAGGATGAGGGAGTCGAGTACTACCTCTACCTCGGCCCAAACGATTCAATCACTCGCTGCTGGTGCAAGCACTTCGTTGGGCGGCTCGTCACCCTCGACGACCTGAGGGAGTCCCAGGATAGGTGGGGTAGGGCCAACCAGCCCAAGCCGGTCGAGGCATACCGCGGAGGCTACAACTGCCGTCATCAACTGGTGCCGGTGGTGAGCCCCAGGAGGATCGCCAAGCTCAAAACCGAGGGCAAGGTGGGCCCGGACAATGGGGTAACGTGTGGCTAAGAAGATCGTGAGCATCCAGATCCAAGGGCCTCGATTGGCCCTGGTGCCCATCGACCCGGACACGGCGACGGACACCATGAGGCTCGCTGCTCAGTTCACACAGCTTGCCATCCTGGAGCGGACAAACGAGGGCCTCAACCTGTTCGGGGCCCCGTTCAACCCTCCATACTCGGACGGCTACGCTCGTTGGAAGTCAAACCGTGGTCGATCCCCCGGGACCCCCGGTGACTGGCTCAGATTCACCGGACAGCTTCTCCAGGACCTCCAGCTTCTGGAGCTTGCCGAGGATGCAGCGGTCCTCGGGTTCCCGAGCGGTCGAGCCACTGGGGACGCCACAAACGAGGACGTGGCGCGGTACATCGAGGAGTACCACCCAGGCCGTAGGTTTTTTGGGATCAACGATGACGAGGCGGACGAGCTAGACGAGGAGATTGCTAGTTTTTTGAGTTCTCGGATGGATCTGGCTCCGTGATGCTGGGAGCTGTGCTGGATGCTCACGATCTTCTTAGCAACACGTTACCCCCTTGTCCGGTCCAACCTTGACGCAGACCAGTCCGCGATATGTCGATCAACTCTCTCAATGAACGGATTGAGAACGGTTACGCTCCCATGATGTGATTTTCTTTGGGACGCAACAGTTCTGGCGGAGCGGCTTCTGGACGCAAGTTCATCGAGAATCGTTGTGGCGAGATGCTTAACGACTGGCACAACAACGCCATCGCCCATTGCCAGGTAGGCGTCGTTGTACGAGAAGCCATCAGGAAAGAAGCTCTTCTTCTTCCCTGGCAGTCGCCCATTGTCGTCCAGCTCCAACCCCATAAGTCGAGCAGCCTCGATGCGCGAGAGAAGTCGAGTCATGATCTTGCCATTGCGAACAACCACAACGGTTTGTCGACTCGAACCACCTTTTGGTGTGCGGAGACATCCTGCAGTTCCATCGAATCGAACTTCGGCGCGTTGTTGACCGTGTCGCGTTCTCTTGTAGAGGAAGCCCACCTTGAGATCTGAATCGTCTCTAGCCACCTTAATCTTTTCAAGATGACGCGGAGTCATCAACGACAGAAGGCGTTCTGTTTGCGCTTTCGTGTCGTAGGCAACATCACATGGTTCTTCTTCGAAAAGAGAATTGATGCTCGGTCGACCATTAACAACCGGAGCGGCATTCCACCAGACCCAGCGCTCCCGCAATTCATCTGGCAGCCCTGCAAATGCCTCTTGGACGGCGGTTGGAAACCAAGGGTTTTGGGATGCCGCGGGGGTAGTTAACCCGTCCAATTCGATGTGATCATCAACCGCAACAACAAAGACTCTTGGTCTACTTTGCGGAACAAAACATTTCGAGTCGGCTAGAAAAGCTCCGAACCTCATTCCCAGGGCTGCAAGTGACTCGCACAGCCCTCGAAAACTCTCCCCATAGAGAAGACCTCTCACGTTCTCAATTACCATCACAGGTGGTCTGTGCCCCGCTTTTTGGAGAGCGTACATGATCTTCCAAAACGGCCAGTAGGCACCACTTCGCTCGGCCGACATTCCGCGTTGCCATCCGGCGAGCGATAGGTCTTGGCATGGGAAGGATGCCCAAGCCATGTCGGCGTCGAGTGGGAAACTCGGCACGTTGGTTTCCCCCCCCAAGATCCCATTTTCGATGTCTTCGGCCACCAAGGCGACATCTCTCGGATCGATATGTCCATGACCAAAGTTGTGCTCGTAAATCGCTATTTTTCTCGGCTCGTTGTCGTTTGCCCACACGCAATCCCAGGCGTGCTTCAAACCAAGTCGAGCCATGCCAGCCCCGGCAAAAAACTCGTAGAACGTGAATTTCTTTGATGACCGAGTCATCTAGCACCTCCGTGTTGATCATTGGCCAGACGTGCAAGGGGCAGGTACTCTGGGGCCTGCCAAGTTGGAGAACTCATCCTCGATTGCTCGCCAAGAAATAGGCTTGACATCAAACACAATTGTGTTTATGGTGTGTTTATGAGCTTGGGCGGCTGATCACCGCTCAATAAAAACCACATCCCCAAAAGGAGACTGACATGACCAAGCTGCAAATCCACGACTTCGCCGATGCCACCGACACCATCCTCGACCAGGGCAACGTCAGCCAAAGCGACCACTACATCGACCTCGATCCCAGCGACGGCACTTGGAGCGAGGGCTCTCGCTACGCTTGGGACAACGGAGTGCCATTTGGCGTCTACCACGGTCGCATCCTGCGCGTATGGATTCCCTGGGGGGTGCGGGGCAAGGACATCACCGCACTGGTAGAGACGCATCGCGAGCTGCTCCAGCGGGTCATCGACAGCCATGAGGAGGAGTGGGATGGATCGAATTGGCTGGGCAGCTACGACGATGAGGCATGGACCAGCTTCTGCCAAGAGGTCGAAGCCATCGAGCCTTACTTCGAGGTGTGGGATGCAGCAGACTACTTCGCCGAGGACAACAAGACCGAGCTCTTCGAACAATGGCGACTTACAGCCGAACACCGACACAAGGTCCTCGAAGCCTACATCCAACCCGTGGAAGACCATGAGGTGCTGTCTGGCGCTGAGCGGTACTTGGAACGGCTCACAGAGGAATTCGAGGAGCGCTTGGCTGAGCAATAGCCCAAAAACATAGGGCGCCCGAGGGCCCCAGGCAGGAGACTGCCTATTTGGCGGTGATCAACCGCCACCCTCGGGCGCTGACCTAGAGGGTGCCAGCCTGGATGGCGCCAGAGGGGAGATCGAGAAATGAACCGT